TCATACATACCTATTAACATCAAGTAAAAGCCTCTCTTCTTATGAATAAAGTAAAAGGTAATATAAAAGTTAATATAGTTGACTTACCGGGTTTTGGCCCTACAAAACAAGATACTATTGAAGATCTTGCATTTTTAGTTGGGGCTAAAGTAATAAATGAACAATTAGGTGATGATCTTGATTTAATTGATATTGATTGTTTAGGCGAGGCTTACACGGCAATAACCGATGATAAAAATACTGTTCTAACTATTGATACTCCAGAAGATCAAATGGAAGAAAGAATTGAGAGTATTAAAAAAACTATAAATAAATGGGAGAAAAACCCGTTTATACAAAAGAAACATAGACAAAGATTAGCAATGTTATCTGGAAGCGTAGGGATAGTAAAAGTAGGTGCTAATTCTAAAGTTGAAATGAAAGAAAAGAAAGATAGAGTAGAGGATGCTATCTATGCCACAAAAGCGGCCCTGAAAGAAGGTATCGTCCCAGGTGGTGGAGTTGCTCTACTTAATGCTGCTCAAAAAATCACCGCTAAAGCGGTGGGTGAAAAAATACTACTTAAATCTATACAAGCTCCTTTTAATACTATATTAGAAAATGCTGGTTTAGAACAAATAGCGCCTAGACCTAAAAAAGGATTAGGTGTTGATGTAGTAACTGGAGAAAGTGTTGATATGATTAAGTCTGGTATTATAGATCCAGTACTTGTAACCAAATCAGCACTTAAAAATGCGGTAAGTGTAGTATCAACGATTATATCTGCAGATTGTGTAATTTCAAATATGAGAATGAATGAAAGCAATCAATAATTATATAATCGTAAAAAATATAAAGACAGAACCTAAGAAGGTTGCTGGCCTTATTTTAACAGAAGAAATAGATGTTGATAATAGATATATAAAAGCTAAAGTTATTTCCACAGGAAACCTAGTTGAAGGAATAAAAGACGATGATACTATATACTACGATAAACACGCTGGACATGGCATACAGTATAAAGATGTTCTTTATCAAGTGATATTATCAAGAGACGTTGTACTAATAGATTAAACATGAAACAAAGATTTTTTTATTTTAGAACACAACCTACAGATGCTGATGACGATGCATCTAGAGATTCTGTTTGTTTTCCCGTTTCTTCTATAAAAGGCATGGAACCTACTTCAGATACAGAATTAACAATATACTTTGATACTTTAATAAGATCTTCTAATGGCGGTTCCGCTGCAGCTGTTGATGCAGTTGCTAGTTTAGAAAACCACGATAAAGTAGCGCTTACCGTTCCCGCTAATGAGCATTTAAAAGCGATTTTAGCAATAACAGATGCTGCTTGTGGAGATAATTATCCAAATTTAGTTATAATAGCTAACGACGATTCCGGTGGTACGGAATATTTAGCTGATTCTGGAATAACGGCGTGTGGCGCTATAAATATAGCTACAGCATATGCTAACTCATAAAACATACTACCATTAATATGGTATTAGATTAAGCCTAAACCAAAAACCAAAACCTTAAACTTAAAACATAAAACAAATTATTAACTAAAAAACAAAAAAAATGAAAGAAGTTTATTTGTACTTTCGTACTATCGCTGCTGCAGGCGACGATGATGCTGCTGGGGATTCAGCTATGTATCCATTATCTAGTTTAAAAGGTATGGTACCATCAGCTGATGACACTTTAAATCTTTATTTTACTCCTGCTATCGCTGTTATGGCTGATGGTCAAGATGGAGCTGTTGTTAACAATGATAAAATCGTTGTAACATTAAGTTCTAACAATACACATAAAGATGTTATCACTAGATTATCAAGATTATTCGCTGGTGCTGCTAACGGTGGTATTCACCATGATGGTTTTATTGATGTTGTAGATGATGTAGCTGGTACTGCTGCTGTAACAGGTATTGCTGGTCTTAGCACAATGACTGCTCCTACATTATCATAGTAGATGCGATTAACCGCGCAGGATCTGCGTGAATTAAATATCCTTAAGTATTACAGGCTCACTAGGAAGTGGGTCTGTAAAACTTACGGGTTAAAAGATGCAGATTTAGAATTATTAATTTATTTAGATTGTAAAGGAAGATTTACACGAAAAGATTTTATGGATGGAGTTTATACTTATTCATGGGATAAAAACAGGTGGGAGAGATTAAGACGAGATGGTTGGATAGATACTTGGAGACATAGAAATAGAACGACTATTATGTATTCTGTATTTAAAACCTCTTTTAAATGCTCTCAAATGATAAGTAGGGTATATAGAATCCTATTAGGTGAGGAAGACTTACCCACTTCAGAACGAAGTGTATTTTATAATAATAAATCATATACAGATAAAGTTTATAATAAAGCTATAGATGATATGATAAAAGACAAAAACAGATAAAGTTATGCCAAGTAAATACGGATTTGGAAATACAAGAAAAAAAAGCCCTTATAGAATGGGTAAACCACATTATGGAATAGATCAAAAATCTCCAGTGAGAGATTGGGAAAGATTTAAAGAAGGAATGAAAGGTGCTCTTCATGGAGCTAGTGTTAATGTAGGTGATTATTTTCCAGGTAAAAAAACAAGAACAGAAGATAGATATCCTGGTGTAGACATGATCCAGGGTTGGAAATGGAAGACATCAGAATATGATAAAAAGAAAGCCGAAGCAAGAAGAAAGAAAGAAAAAAGAAGTTAAAAGTAATGGGTTTTAAACTAGGAACAGAAAGAGGTTTACAGGCTAGTAGCGGAGAGATAAAGAAGAAATTTAGATTCCATAAGGAGTCTGGAGATCCAGATATTTCTGTACCTGGAACGCCTATTATTAGAGTGCCTTTAGAAGAAGGTGTTATGGGCGAGGCTAATATGGATGGAACTATTTATATTAACGAGTTGATAGAACCTGGTAGTCATCAAGAAAGACAAACTATTAATCATGAAATGCGACATGCTACTGATATAAAAATCGGAATACTAGAATACAGTGATCACCATGTCAAGTATAATGGTGAAACTTTTCCTAGACAAACAATAGAAGGTAAAGACATGATTTTAGTTGAAGGGCAATGGAAAGAAGCGGGTAGCCATGACTTTCCTTGGGAAGTTGATGCAAATAATGGAGATAATGGACATATTTAAAGATAATAACGATTGGAATGAAAAATCTATCATTGGATTTATTGCATTTGCAATAATGTGTGTGATTATGGTAGTAGACTTGATAACAGGTTGGTTAGGAAGAGATTTAGCAATTAACGAATTTGTATATGATTCTTTTGTATTCGTAGTGTTAGGATGCTTTGGAATTAGTGGTTTAGAAAAATTCGCAAAAAAATAATAAATAGTGATATATAAATACGTAAACGGAGTACCGCTTTTTAACACAAAATACAAGGCTATGAAATGGGGCTCAAAATACGATTTAACAGGATATCATACGCAAGACCACAATGGTAGAACTGGATATATGGCTGGCACTAACTATCACCAAGCTTTTGAAGCTTTTTCTAACGCGCAAACTGTAAACGGAGGTGATCAGCAAACAACTACAACCGTGAATACAATTAACCAACAAACACCAACCAGTGGTACACCAACAGGTGGTGGGTATTAATAAAATTAAATTATGAGTATATTAACAAGTATATTTTCATCTGGAGCCGGCGATTTAGTCAAAAACGTAGGTGGAGTTATCGATAACTTAACAACCTCAGAAGAAGAGAAGTTAGAAGCAGATAGAAAAATAAAAGAATTAATCGCTAACTATGAGGTTGAAATGGAAAAGAACATTACGTCTCGTTGGGAAGCGGACTTAAAATCAGATTCATGGCTTAGCAAAAATGTTAGACCAATGGTTCTGATATTTTTAATAGTATGCACCATGCTATTAATATTTATAGATGCAGGTGCATTAGATTTTGAAGTAAAATCATCATGGGTTGATTTACTTCAATTAGTATTAATAACCGTGATCGGTGCTTATTTTGGCGGACGATCATTTGAAAAAGTAAAAAAATAAAATTATGGGAATAAATTCAACAGAAGTATCTTATGGTTTTGGACAACTAGGTAGTGCTTATTCAGATATAGCGCAAGTAATAGTACCTCCAAAAGATCATGTTATAGTTGCTATCACGTTTTTAGCAGATAATACTCCAACGGAGTTAACGCCAGAAAAATTAGACAGACAAGGACCTGGTTATATAGCTATATCAGGATCTACAGGTGACGATATAGAGGTAGCGGATAACAACTACTTTAACTTTAACGGCGTGCATGCTAGCCACGTAACAGATGGCACTATAGCAGCTGGTAGTAATGTAACTTTAGCCACATCAGGAGCTGGAAGAGTAAGGGTTGGTCAATATGTATTATTAGTAAATGACGACGCTGATGAATCAGGAGCTACTGCACAAACAATAGATTCTGAAACTCCAGTGCCAATATATAATGGTCCAAATAAACAAGGCGTTAAAGTTACTAGTTTTAACGGTACAACTACAGTAACTTTAGACGCTCAAATAACACCAAGTTCTCAAGCTTTAATATTTCTTGATGAATATCATGGTGCTGGTGGAATAACAGCGGCTTCACAAGTATTTCCAGCTGGCTTAACTATATACGGTAGGTGGACAGCTTTTAAACCTTCTGCAGCGGGTGTAATTTGTTACTTTGGTAAATAATGCTAGGATTAGGTAACACAATATCAAAAGTCGCTTATCAGTGGTCTCCAAAGTCAGTTAGCGCTACCATGAAACTATGGTTAAGAAATGGTGTCGGTATAAGTGCTGCTAGATGGTATGATCAAAGTGGTAACGGTAATAATGCCGCGCAACCCACGTCTGGTTTCCAAGGAAGTGTAGTCGATGGTGGTTTAGATCTTGAAGGTAGTAATGAAGATCAATACCCTTTAACTTCTGATATTGTTATTTCTGCTAAAAGAAATATAACGATATTCTTAGTAATGAAAATTGAAAGTTATGATAGTCAAAATACTGCTCTTGGTACAGGTACAACGAGTGACTTTTTAGAGTTTCAAACCGCAGAAAGAATACGTTTGAAGATGGATGGTACTGATATTATAGAGTACGAAACTGGTACATTTGCCGCAGCAGAGAAAATGTTAATTACAATAGAAAGAATAGCTGGTAATACCGGGACTGTAAGACTTTACAAAAATGGTAGTGGAGTTAGCGTTTCATCATTCCCTACTGGAAGTGACGGTAACAATACTGGTGCTATAACATTTGACAGAATAGGTAGTAGAAATAGTGATAGATTTTTCGATGGAATAATATACGAACTTATAGTATATGGTGATGATCTAAGTGATTTATCAAGTGCTGATATAAGTAAAGTAAACGACTATTTAAAAAACAAACATAATCTTTAACTAATAATAAATTAAATTAAATAAAATGACAAAAACAAAAAAAGAAAAAGTAGTAGATTTAAAGCCTAAAGCTGAAAAAATCACAGAAGAACAACTTAGTAATCTTCAAGATACTGTAAATAGTATAAATAGAACGCAATTAGAAATCGGTAATATGGAAGTTAGAAAACATGAACTGATGCATAACGTATCTAGTTTAAGAGAAAATGTTTCTATATTGCAGAAAGAGTTTGAAAAAGAGTACGGTACTTACGATATAAATATAAACGATGGTACTATAAATTATCCAAAAGAAAATGGCGAAGTTAATAAGGAAGATTAGTGTAGGTAAAGACTATAAAAACGACGCTATGCACTATGCTGTAGGTCAAGAGGTTTATGGTGGACATACTATTTGTGATATATTAGAGGAAGATGATAAGTATTCTATTTATATTAAGAAAAACAAAGATGTACTACCTTGGAAAGACTTTAATAAAAACATGGCAGTATCTGTAGAATATAATTTAGAATACTAATGTTAGGTTTTGTTGAGATGTTAAAAGATCTCAATATTACCAAAGAACAGTTAAATACTATAACGCACTCAGGTATAACTATTGAGTTTAAGAGTGATTACTATTATAAAAGTAAATCTGAAATACACGGTTTCGGTGTTTTTGCATTGAAAAATATAAATAAAGGAGACGTTATAGGTATTGGTAGTATTGACAATAAGTATAAAACAACACTTGGAAGATTTACAAACCATAGTGATTTAAGCAACGCAATGTTTTATTATTTAAAAAACAATGATGTTGTTATGATTGCTAATAAAGATATAAAAAAAGATAGTGAGATACTTATAAATTATAGAGATCACGTGTTAAATAAAATTTACTTAAAATGAAAAGCGTCTATAATTTTGTTGTAAAACCAAAAGGAGAAAGATATAATAATACTAAAAAAATTGGTGATTCAGAGTTAATATTAAATACTGATATTTACCGTCATGAATTTACAAATAGAGAAGCTATAGTTATATCAACCCCAATAGTTGGTGATACAGACATAAAGCCGGGTGATACTATAATTGTCCATTATAATGTTTTTCGTAGATGGCATAATATAAGAGGTATTGAAAAAAATAGTAGAAGTTATTTTGATGAATCTACTTACCTCATAAATAATGATCAAATCTTTTTATATAAAAGAGACGCAAAGTGGATAGCTCCAAAGGGATATTGTTTTATAAAACCTTTAAAAACAGTAGACAAATTTAATATTGAATCTGAAGAGCCTTTAAAAGGTATTGTTAAGTATTCAGACGGTACGGTAAAAACTGGAGATTTGATAGGTTATAAACCTAAAACAGAATGCGAATTTATAGTAGATGGAGAAAGACTATATAGAGTTTTATCAAATTTAATTACAATCAAATATGAATATCAAGGAAACGAAGAAGAATATAATCCAAGCTGGGCGTAAAGCGGTTAATGAATTAATTAAGGTTGCTGAAGAAAAGATTATTACAAATACAGAAGATGATGTTTCCGCTGATAGATTAAAAAATGCCGCGGCAACTAAAAAGTTAGCTATATTTGACGCTTTTGAAATACTAAATAGAATTCAAGAAGAAGAAAATATATTAGAAGGTAAGGAGATTGAAAAAAAGGAAGAACGAGTATTTAAAGGATTCGCTGAAGGAAGATCAAAATAATGTACGAGCAGAATTTATTTAAGGTTATAGAACCTATTAAAAAAACAACACTCACGAGAATGAATCGTGGTAAAAAATGGAAATATGGATACAATAAAGAACATGATATCGTTATTATCTCAAAAACTGGAAAAATTGGTGAAATATATGAAATCCAAGGCTTGCGAATTGGCTTGCCGCTGGAACCAGTGCGAGTGCACATGCACGAAAAGAAAAAATGGGTAAAACTTGAACAACCTAAGGAATTAACTCGCCTTAAAAATATCTTTGATTGGAGAAATTATCCTGAAGAGCAAAAAGATCAATGGTATGATTATATAGATGAAGAGTTTAAAAGAAGAGAAGAGGGTTTTTGGTTTAATAACAATGGAAAACCAACTTATATAACAGGTGCGCATTATATGTATCTTCAATGGAGCAAGATTGATGTAGGTGCTCCAGATTTTAGAGAAGCTAATAGATTATTTTACATATTCTGGGAAGCGTGTAAAGCCGATAAAAGATGTTATGGAATGTGTTATCTTAAC